CTGATGTCCTCTTCAGTTGCTTCGATGTTGAACACATGGAGGCTTCTTTGAATGACTGGCTGCAGACCATGATCTACGCCCTTCGGAACAAGTGTCTGCTATTCTCTATGGAGTCTGAGTTTGTTGGTTGCACTAATTGGATGGAATGGATCCATGAGCAGCTGACTTACAAATACCTCATCGATCCTGACGGATGGTTGGTATTCATTGCCGGAAAGAACCCTTCAGGTTCTTTTAACACTCTGACTGATAACACACTCGTGCTTATGTTTGTGTTTTTCTACGCGCTTGCGCGAAAATCAAAGTGTGTGGCTGATGTCATCCGGAAGGCCTGCGAAATACGTGCTAAGATGATGGGCGATGATTCTATTGTCGCCAAGAATCCGCACTTGGACGATCTTATCTCACATGCTGAGGAGATCGGATTCACTCTGAAGTATGAGGTCCCAGAAGGACTTCTGTCAGAGGCGAAGTTCCTGAACGCCGGCTTTGCCAAGATGGGAGACATGTGGTACATGGTACCAAACTTCGAGAAGCTTCGCGCCTCAATCTGCTATTTGTTCAAGAGTAGTAGTTGGAGGTTAGCGTTTGTGAAGGTGTGTGCTTACCGGAAGCTCTGCTTCCCCTTCAAGCAGTATCGGAGAGAGGCGGATCGGATGCTGGCGTACATACGCAAACACCATGAGCTTGATATGGTGAGAGAGAAGTCGATGGATAATAAAATCGCCTACTCGGCCGCTCTGGCCAATCTCATGTCTGATCAAGATAACATGTTCCTTCTAAGCGGACTGGAATGTGATATGTCTGCCTCGACGTCTGCTAGGGTCGGAAAGCGACCCGTCTGGGATGAATTGAGTGGTGATCTGACCCTAGGGGATTCACTTGATTCGTTGGGATGGTTTTCTCTAGCCTAACCATTGGAGAGAAAATAATCCTGGCTGTGTCCTGGATGTAAATGTGTATTATTAGATGTTTGTTGCTTCTGTGCGTTTTCTTCTTGATTTGTTTCGTGAAGTTTCTGCTAGTGCTTCTGCGTCTGACAGTCCCCACCGTCGTTTAGCGTGTCTAGTGCTTGTTGCCGAGACCCTTTTCTACACGTG